GTCGGGGGATCTCCGGGAACACACCCCGCCGTGCCGGATCGGGCCAGACCGAGCCGGCCCCGCTCGTGGCCCGGGGCGATCCGGTCGGATGGCTGAGGCGGCACCCGGCCCGGCCCACGGATCGCTCGTGTTCAAGGGCGCCCAGCGCCCGCTGCGGCTGATCGAGCTGCCGCCGTGGCACGGCTGGCGGCACACGAGCGAGGCGCGGCGGGCTGAGCGGTTCCTGGCCGAGTACGTGGTGGTGCCGACGGGGGCCGGCGCCGGTCATCCGCTGCGGATCGCCGGGTTCCAGCGCGAGCTGCTGCGCGAGATCTACGACCACCTGGCCACGTTCGTGTCGCTGCCGGCCGCGAACGGGAAGACCACGTTCCTGGCGGCCGTCGCGCTGGAGCGGCTGTGCCGGGGCGACGACTACGTGGAGGTGGACGTGGTGGCCACCAAGCAGGAACAGGCCGGGTTCCTGGTGGAGGCCGCGATGCGGATGGTGGAGGCGTCGCCCGTGCTCGCCGACCGCTGCCGCTGGCACAGCCGCGAGCAGCTGCTGGAGTACCGGCCGACCGGATCGAAGCTGCAGGCCCACCCAGCCAAGCTGACGGCCGTGCAGGGCCTGAACTTCTCGCTGGCGATCATCGATGAGATCGGGTTCGCGCACGACGAGACGGTGGAGTCGCTGATCGCCCGCCTGGGCAAGCGGCCCGACGCGCGGCTGGTCGGGATCGGCACGCCCGGGTTCGACCCGAACATCCTGCAGCGGCTGCGCGCCGCGAGCCTGGACGGCGAGCTGCCGGCCGGCGTGCGGTACCGCGAGTGGTCGGCCGACCCCGGGGCGGCGACGACGGATCGGCGGGCGTGGCGGCAGGCGAACCCGGCGCTGCGGGCCGGGTTCCTGACCGAGGCCGCGCTGGGCGTCCAGGTGGGCCTGCTGAGCGAGCGAGAGTTCCGGACGTACCACCTGGGGCTGTGGACGGACCAGTCGGCGGCGTGGCTGCCGGACGGCGCCTGGCAGGCGTGCCCGTTCCAGCCGCCGCCGCCCGACGGTGCGGAGGTGGTGCTGGCGGTGGAGGGCACGTTCCAGCGGGCGGTCGCGATCGCCGGGGCGACGATGGACGGCGCCGTGTTCCATGGCTGGGCGGGCGAGGCGGCGCTGAACGAGGACGTGCGCGGCTGGCTGGAGCGGGCGCTGGAGCAGTGGGAGGTGCGCACGATCGTGCCGAACCGTCGGATCCGGCCGGCGCTGTTCGCGGAGCTGCGCGAGCTGGGCGCGCCGATCGAGCCGTGGGACTCCAGCTCGGACAACGAGGCCACGAGCGCGATGGAGTTCTACCGGGCGATCCTGGAGGGCAGCCTGGCGCATGATCACGCGGAGGTGATCGCGCAGCACATGGCGGTGCTGCGCGCCCGCTACGGGGTGGACGGGTCGCTGCGGCTGGCGCGGCCGGACGTGGGCGGGTTCGTGGACGCGGCGATCGCGGCCCGCAACGCGTGGTGGACGGCGGCCCAGGTGGCCGACACGGGCGCCCCGGTGATCTACTGACCCAGGACGCACAACGGCCCCGCTCCGGGAAGGGCGGGGCCGTTGGCATGGCAGGAGGCGAAGCCGCTCCCGGGCGTGATCCTAGCTCGCGGCCTGGCCGCCGTACTTGGCCGGGTCGGCCAGGATCTTCGCGACCGTCGGGTGGCTGAGACCCGACGCGCGGGAGATCGCGCGGTTCGTGAGGCCGGCCTGGCCGGCCGCCTGGATCTCCACGATCAGCGCGGCCTGGGTCTGCGCGGCGATCCGCGCGAGGCGCTCCAGCTCGGCCGTGTGGCGCTCCTCGCACGCCAGCTTGGTGCGGATCAGCTCGGCCAGCTCGCCGTCGGCCAGCGGCGCCGCCGCCGGCACCTCAGGCACGGCCGTGGTCTTGCGGGTGCGGGCCATCTCAGGACACCTCCAGGGCCGCCACAAGGGCGGCCCGCAGGTCGGAGCGGTCGGCGTCGCCGCGCCCAATGTCCTCGACCAGGCCGGTCAGGCCGACGACGTGCAGCCGCTCGGAGCAGTGGGTCGCGAGCTGGTAGGCGTCATCGCTCAGGTTCGCGACGATCCAGCGGGTGGAGTGGCCGGCGTCGAGGAGATCGACGGCGGTGCGGAGGTGGAGGTGTGTGTCGGTGTGCATGGAAAGAGCTTACCACGGATCACGCTGCGGTGGTAAGGCGCTACCGTGAAGGTTCCGTGAACCTTGGTCGTTAGGTGGCCGAACGATCCTGCTAGAGTCGGCGGCTGTGGGTCTGCTGGATCGGCTGCTGGGACGATCCGCACCGCCGCCCCCGTCGGTGCTCGGCCTGCCGACGGGGTTCGACCCCGACCTGGCGGGCCTGTTCGCCGGGTGGGGATCGCCGCAGCTGGCCGAGCGGGTCGGCACCGCCGCCCGCTGCCTGCAGCTCGTGTGCCAGCAGCTCGCCGCGATGCCGCTGCGGTTCCGTGGCAGCTCGCCGGTCCCGCTGTGGGTGTCCAACCCCGACCCCGTGTGGTTCCCGAACGGGATCAGTGAGGCCACGTTCGCGAGCATGGCCAGCCTGTACGGCTGGGGCGACGCGTTCCTGCTCGTGACCAGCCGCTACGAGACCGGCTACCCGAGGGCGTGGACGGTGCTCGACCCGTCGCTGGTGACCGTCACCGCCGACCAGCGCGGCGACGGCCGCCGCTACCGGGTGCGGGAGATCGACCTCGACCCGGACGACGTGCTGCAGATCAGCCGCGATCCGACCGGGCACCTGCGCGGCAGCAGCGCCCTGGCCGGCTACAGCTCCAACGTGCAGGCCGCCTACTACGCGGAGTCGTTCGCGCGAGACTTCTACCAGCAGGGCGGCGTGCCGTGGGCCGTGCTGCAGTCCTCGCGCCGGCTGGACGCGGACCAGGCGGCCGCGCTCCAGGCCCAGTGGTCGGCCCGGGTCGGGCTGCGCGGCGGCGCGCCGGCCGTGCTGCCACCCGACGTGACCTGGCAACAGTTCTCGTTCAGCCCCCGCGACCTGCTGCTGCTGGAGTCGCGCGAGTGGGACGCCAAGCAGATCGCCGCCGCGTACGGCGTGCCGGCGTTCATGCTGAACATGGACCAGGGCGGCGGCCTCAACTACTCCAACCCGGAGATGCTGTTCGACACCTGGTGGCGCACCGAGCTGTACCCGGTCGCGCGCCGCGTCGAGTCGGCGCTGTCGGTCTGGCTGCCACGCGGCTCGTGGGTCGAGTTCGACCCGACCGTGCTGCTGCGGCCCGACCTGAAGTCGCTGTCGGAGGTGTGGCTGGCGCTGCTCGCGCAGTCGGTGGTGTCGATCGATGAGGTGCGCGCGGCGGTGCTCGACCTGCCGCCGATGGCCGAGGGCGAGGCGCTGGCGCTGATCGATGAGCCGCCCGGCGCGAACGCCAGCGGGCCGGCGCCGCCCGACCTGCCCGCTCCCCCCGCTGCCCTGGAGGTGGTCAGTGCCTGAGATCCTGCGGCGCACGTTCCAGGTCGCCGACCTGCACGTCCGCACCGCTGACGATGAGGCCGACCCGGCCGCCGGCCGGATCATCGACCTGCGGGTGGTGCCCTACGGCGTCACCGCTGAGGTGCGCGACCGGCCCGACGCGGAGCCGTACCTGGAGCAGTTCGCACGCGGTGCGTTCAGCCGCGCGGTGCGCGCCCCGGCCCGGGTGGAGCTGCGCTACCACCACGGCCAGGGCCTGGCCGACTGGATCGGCCGAGGGCTGCAGTTCAGCGAGACCGACGACGGGCTGGAGGGGTCGGTGCGGGTGCTCGGCGGGCCGTTCGGCGATCACGCGCTGCAGCTCGTGGACGAGGGGATGCTGGCCGGCGTGTCGGTCGGGTTCCGGGATCTCGCGCGCCGCAACCGCCGCAGCTCCGACGGCGCGATCATCCGCGCGATGTGCCACCTGGAGGAGGTGTCGCTGACCCGCAGCCCCGCCTACCAGGGCGCGCTCGTGACCGGCCGCCGCTCCAGCACCCCGCCGGCTGACCTGCCCGAGCTGCCCGAGCGCGACGCCGAGCTGGACGCCAGACTGCGCGCGGTCGGGATCACACTCGGCGGGTGAGGTGACGCGGGGCACGTGTGCTAGCGTCACCAGCCTGAGCGGATCACACACCTGCGAGGAGGTGCCAGTGTCAACCGTTGACCCCGCCCAGCTGGCGATCGCTGACGTGCTCGACTCAGCCGCCGCTGAGATCGACCGCCTACCCGGCACCAACGTGCTGGACGCGCTCAGATCGGCGCACCTAGCACACGGGTCGGACGACACCCGGATCGGCGAGACGTACTACCAGCTGTTGGGCTACCTGCCACACCACGTGGAGTACCTGGCGCCGTGGAGTGACGCCGAGACGCCCGACCGGGTGGCGGCCAAGCTGCGGCAGTTCGCGCGCACGCTGCGCAAGGGCGGCCCGCACCGCGTGGAGGAGCACGGCCCGCCGCCACGCGCGGCGCCGGCCGACGCCGAGCTGGTCGGCGTCGCCGCGTCGCACAACCGAGGCGCGCACCTACGGCCCGGCGCCCGAGCCGGCCACCACCACCGCAAGCCGATCAGCGAGTGGCCGCGCGACGCGCAGCTGCGCCAGCGGGTCGGCCACCTGCAGTCGGCGCTGGTCAGGATGCGGCGCGGCAAGCACCCGAACCCGACCAAGATCACCGCCGCCGAGCTGGAGCTGGCCGAGGTGCAGCGCGAGCTGGCCGAGCTGAACGGCGACCCGCCACCCAACGGCGACGCGGCGGCGCTCGCGCTGATCGGCGAGTCGCACGCGTTCCCCGCCGAGCGTGACCCGACCAGGAACGGCCGCCAGCCGGCGATGGCTGGAACCTGGTCCGGCCTGTAGGATCCCTGACCGCGTGAACGGCGCGCAGCGCCCGCCGCTCCCCCCAGGAGGCGGCGGGCGCTGGCCGTTGTAGACTCGGCCGGCTGCGGCGACGCGCGACCGCCACCACCTCCCCCGGGCCACCTCGCTGGCCGCTCGGGGGCTGCGCAGGAGACGCGTCGCCGCAGCTGCGCTAGCATCGCGCCAGGAGCGGCACCCCGCACCGCGCCACCCGCCCGCCAGGGCGCCCCGCGCATCGCGGCACCCCGTGGATCGCCACCGCGACCCTGGAGGGGCCATGCCGCCCGTCGTACTACAGCGACTCGTGAGCGAGCGCGAGCAGGCGCTGGACACCATCGACACGATCCTGGCCAGCGCCGAGGAGGACGAGCGCGACCCGTCCGAGGCCGAGCGCGCCCTGGTCACCCGGCACCGCGCCCGCTGCGAGGAGCTGGAGCCGCAGATCGCCGAGCTGCTGGAGGTGGAGGAGACCCGCCAGCGGGCCGCTGAGACGCGCTCGGTGCTCACGCGGGGCGCGCCGCCCGACCGCACGGGTGAGCCGCCCGCGACGCGGCAGACGGCCGCTGAGACGCCGTACGCGACGTTCGCGCAGTACGCTCGCGACGCGCTGATCTGCCGGGTGGAGCACATCGGCAACGCGGTCGGGCCGGAGCTGCGCCAGCGCGCCGCCGAGCGGCTGGAGCGCGCCGCCCAGGTGCACACCCTGACCAGCGACGTGCCGGGCGTGATCCCGGACCAGCACATCGCGCAGATCTTCGAAGTGATCAACACCGCCCGGCCGGTGGTCGCCAGCTCGCGGCAGATCGGCCTGACCAGCGGCAAGCTCACGTGGCCGTCGGTGACTGGCCGGCCGACGGTCGCCAAGCAGGTCACCGAGAAGACCAACCCGGCCTACTCCAAGATGACCGTGATCATGCGCGAGCAGCTCGCCGACACCTACCTGGGTGCCGGCAACCTCTCGTGGCAGACGATCAACTGGTCCAGCCCGGACGCGCTGCGGCTGTTCTTCGACCTGATGGCCGAGGCGTACGCGGAGCAGACCGAGAGCGCCGCCTGCACCACCCTGGACGCCGCCGCCAGCGCGGGCGGCACCGTCGCGTCGGCCGACCTGGCGGGGTGGATGGCCGCGATCGCCGCCGCCGCCGGCCAGGTGCGAGCAGCGGGTGGCCGCGCGAACGCGATCTACCTGGACGCCGTGACCGGCTACGAGCTGCTGGGCCTGGTCGCGGTCGAGAACCCCGTGTTCCTGACCGTCGGCCCGGGATCGCTCGGCGACGCCAGCGGCAACATGGGCGGGCTGCGGTTCGTGGTCTCGGACGGGTTCGCGGCCGACACCGCGATCGTGGGCGACTCGACCAAGCTGCTGTGCGCCGAGACGCCGGGCGCGCCGGTCGAGATGCGCGCGGTAGAGCCGTCGATCGGTGGCCTGGAGGTGGGCGTGATCGGCGCGTTCGCGTCGGTCGCGGTGCTGCCGGGCACGTTCGTCCAGCTGACCCCGCCGGTCTGATGACCCCGCACCGTGACCGGCTGCTGGCCGGCGACTACGAGGGCGCCGGGGCGACGGCGCCCGCCGACCTGGACAGCATGACCAAGGCCGAGCTGCTGGAGCACGCCCAGCAGCTCGGCCTGGACGTGGCCGACTCCGCGACCAAGGCCGAGATCCGCGCCGCGATCGACGCCGGGAGCTGACCAGGTGGCGGCGTACGCGACCACCGACGAGCTGGCGGCAGCCCTGAACGTGAAGCTCACGACCGCCAACGAGCCGCAGCTGCAGGCGTGCCTGGACGCCGCCGCGCAGGAGATCGACGCCGACGTGGACCGGATCGACCCGATCCCCGACGGCGACCCGCTCGCCAACCGCGTCAACCTGGTGCGGGCGGTCGAGTGGTGGAAGTCCAACGCCGCCGCGTTCGGGGTGATCGGGTTCGACCAGACCGGCGCGCTGCAGGCGCCCCGCGACGGGTTCAACCGCCACGCCTACGCGTTGACGCCGCTGAAGCAGCAGTGGGGGATCGCGTGAGCGTGCCGGCGACCGGAACCCTCACGATCACGAACGCCCGCGAGGCGGCCGCGCAGGCGCTCCAGCCGACCGATCCGACCGACCCGCTGGTGGTGCTCGACAACGTGGTGGACGCGCTCGACCCGCCCGCGATCATGCTGGTCTGGGACGACCCGTGGCTGGAGCCGCAGGGCACCTGTCGGTGGTGGGCCAGGCTGGGCGTGCTGTGCGTCGCCGACCGGATCGAGCCGGCCCCCGGCGTCGCCGACCTGGAGGCCCTGGTGAGCTACGCGATCAGCCGCCTGGCCGCCGCCCCGTACGGCTGGGGCAACCCGACCGCCACCGCGCCGCGCCGCTGGACGATCGCCCGCGTGGACTACCTGGCGGCGCTCGTGACCTACCGCCTGCCCGTCACCCTGAACGAGGAGTAGCTGTGTCCATCCCACGCCCGCTGATCCTGGACAACGCCGACCTGCTGATCGGCGACGGCGCCACGCCCGAGGTGTTCGCCTCGCTGGCGTGCACCCTGAACCACATTGAGCTGAACCCGGACGTCTCGCAGACCACGCTCACCACGATGTGTGGGGAGGTGGACTACCCGGGGATCGTGAAGTGGTCGCTGGTGGCAACCCTCTACCAGTCGTTCGATCCGGCCGCGACCGAGGAGGTGCTGAGCGCCGCCGTGGACGGCGGGGTGCCGGTCGGGTTCCAGATCATGGGCCGCCGCGACGAGCCGGTCTCGGCCACCAACCCGGCCTGGATCGGCCAGGTCATCCCGCAGCCCTACAGCCCGATCAACGGCGACGCGGGAGACGCGTCCACCGTGGAGCTGGAGTGGAGCGTGGTCGGCGATCCCGAGAAGATCATCGTGCCGCCCACCACCACCGTCGCCGCCGAGGCCACGGCCTAGCGCGATGGCCGACCCGCCGGCCAGCGTGGAGGTGCACGGCTACCCGGAGCTGGCGGCCGGAGCTGCCGGCCTGTTCCGACGGATCCCGGCCACCGCCGAGGCGCGGTTCCGGTCGGTCGGCGACCAGGTGGCGGCGATGGTACGCGGCCGCGTACCGCACCGATCCGGCCAGCTGGCCGGGTCGGTGCAGGTGTCCAACGCCGAGCACGGCGTGGGGGTGTCGATCGGGTCGGGTGGGGCCGGCGCGTACGCGGGCTGGATCGAGTTCGGCGGCACCCGAGGCCGGCCCTACGTGGGCGCCGGCCGGTACCTGTTCCCGACCGCTGAGGGCGCCGAGCCGCTGGTGGTCGCAGCCGGCGAGCAGGCCGCCCGCCAGGAGATCAAGGAGACGATGTGGCCAAGGCCAACGCTGTGACCAAGCTGCGACCGGACCCGCTGCCGGCCGAGATCGAGATCGACACCACCCGGATGGCCGAGATCGCGATGGCCCCGAACGAGCTGCGCGAGCTGCGCAAGCAGACCGGCAAGGGCCTGACCGAGCTGCTGGGCGAGGAGGCCACCGACGAGGATCGGCTGCAGGTGATGGTGTGGCTGCGGCTGCGCCGCGACGGGCACCAGCCGACCTGGGATGAGGCCGGCGACGTGGCCGTGATCTACCGCGACGTGCCGGTGGACCCTACGAGCGGGGCATCCTCGACCGGGCCGCCGGGTTCTGTCGGTATTGGCGCATGACCCCCCGCGAGCTGGACGCCATGAGCGAGGCTGAGCGGCTCGCGTTCCAGCGGTACATGGAGCGCGACCTGCGCGCCCAGCGCCGCGCCGCCACCAAGCGGGGCCGCTCGTGAACCCGCAGATCATCGTCGAGTTCCTGGCGAAGACCGACAAGCTGTCGAAGGGCGTCCAGGACGTCTCCAAGAGCGGCAACAAGGCCGGCGCGCTGGCCAAGAAGGCGCTGCTGCCGGCCGTCGCGGCGCTCGGGCTGGTCGCCGCCGGCAGCGCCAAGGCGGTGGAGGCCGCCAGCAACCTGAACGAGGCCACCAGCGCCACCACGGTCACGTTCGGCAAGCAGGCCGCCGGGATGATCAGCTGGGCGAAGACCGCCGACAAGTCGCTCGGCCTCTCCACCCGCGCGGCGCTGGAGGCCGCCAACGGGTTCGGGAACATGCTCACCACCGCCGGCCTGGCCGCCCCCCAGGTCGCGAGCATGAGCAAGGCGCTGGTGACGCTCGGCGGCGACATGGCGTCGTTCTTCAACCAGGACCCGTCCGAGATGCTGGACAAGCTGCGGTCGGGCCTGAGCGGCGAGGCCGAGCCGCT